GTTTTCTTAAAAGAGGCTTTTTGTTTAATCATAAGTTGAAGACTATAGTGGCTCCTTTAGAAAAAAGATCAATGTTATCAACATTAAATTTTGTTTCAGATGACTTCCGTAACTTGGAGTTAACACTGATAAAGTTGCAAAATTTTCAAAGAGAAGCTTTTCTACATAATGATTACGATTTATTGATGGATAATGTATTGAACGAATTAGAACAAAAGAAATTTTCCAGTTTTGTTCCATTAACTGAGAAATATTTACAAAAAATTTATCATGATCCAGAATTCGATTATGGTGGATTGTTATCTTTACAATGAAATAACAATGGAATAGTCTTTAGTCTTAGACTTTAAACAAAGATATTTATAGGCAATTTCAAATGTTAATTACGCAGATAATTTGACAATTGTAACTTATTGGATGTGATACTATGTGTAAAAGTCGGAGTCACACAAGTCGTTTTGTCAGCTTAATCTTACAATACTTCATTGAAGATAAATAATTACAATTGAATAAAAATTAGTGAAATGTTGAAAACCTATATCCAGCACTTTATTTTTAAGTGATATAGTAAACTGGAAAAACTTAACGTGATATAGATTCGTTTATATTGTTTTATATTTTTCTTAAGATCATTAATGGAGATGTAGTGGAACAATTTATAAATTTTAAGGCGGAAATTAACTAAAACACACCTCCTTTAATCATGAAATTTAATATGATGATGTGTCCAAATTTAAATGAAAATGAATAATAACAATAATAATAATAATAATAATAATAATGAATCTAATGTATCAGAAACAGCAATGATATCCGAAGGTGTTAAATTATCTAATCGAGCTCCAACATCAACTGGTGTTCGAATTGGTTATACAGGTATTCATCCAATTTCAGATAACGTGATCCAAGAAGATACCTGGACTTTAACGAAAATTTTAGATAGAAATACTTTTGTTGCAGCTTTTCCATGGGACACAACTATGCCATCTCATACAGTTTTAGACATTTTAGCTGTACCTACTGATCTTCTGACAAATACTTTTGTCAGATCACCCTTTAATGCTTTAACATATTGGCGTGGTGATATTGAATTGACAATTCAAGTAACAGCCACAACCTTACACA